CTCATCTATTATACTATTTGGATTTACAGATATCTCTGCTTGAATTGCAGATAGGTCTCTTAAACTTTCCTTTAGTTTAGATAAACTACTATTTAATAATAAATCATTTTTTGATAAAGTATCTAATGTTTTCTTATCAAACCTATCAATTTTATCTTTTATGTTTTTTTGTCTATCTAATTTTACAACTTGCTTATCTAAAAGTTTATTAAGTTTTTCTGATAAACTACCTGTAAGTTTATAACTTTTATTAATATCCTTTACTAAATCTAAAACATCTGATAAATCATCTTTATAAGTAACATTTGTTGTTTGTACTTTTTTTAGAGCATCTTGCAACTTTTTACTGTTTGCTATAATACCTGCTAAAGATTGCTTTTGTTGGTCTGTTAACTTACCAAAACTTTTAAACAAATCTTCTATATCAGCCTGTAAAGCATTGATACTCTTGCCAGTATCCTTGGCTAAATCATTTATCTTTTTACTAGCATTACTTTGACTCTTAGCCATTACTTAATGTTTGGATGTTTTTTTCTTAATCTTCTTATTTCATCCTTGTAACGTTTTTCATTAAATCTTATATCATGGATAAGGTCTTGTATTTCAGGGTCTTTACTCCTTGAATACATTCTTTTAAGCATTTTTATTTGCTTACCGAAAGAAAATAATGCTAAAAGACTTGCCAAAAACGCTTCAGTCAATAGATTCGAGTCTTTATCTTTCATAAATAGTATTTACTATAAATATTACTAATTATTATTTTCTATAACCTTTCCCCTTTTTAGGTGATTGTTCCTTTATGTATTTACTAATTTCATCTACATAAATCAGTCTTATGTATAAAGGAAGATTATAGACTTCAGTAAAGGAAAGACTTCCATTACTGTTATAAGATATATTTAGAATCTGTTTGTATAAATCTAATTTATACTTTTGCGTCAGGCCAAAAAAATTGTACCCCAATGGGAGTGTCAAGTTGAAAGGGTTCACCAGTCTCCCTATCTGTCACCTCCACAGACAGATTTACTCCAGGTTGTATTCCTTCCATATATTTCCTTAGAGCTCTTGCATCAGAAGCCAATAATCCATTGTCAACAAAATCTCTTATATAAGCAATATCTCTGTTTCCACCAACTGACACAATTTGGTTTTTTAATTGTGTGGATGATAGTTTAGATTGACCTGTGAATACTTTCTTATTTTTATCAATCTCTAATTGGAATCTTTTTTGGTCAGATTGAGTCATCATTTTAAAAGTAATAATTACTTTCGATGAGGGCAATTCGAAATCAAACTCATTTAAACCAATTTCTTTGATGAATCTTTCTTCCAAATAATTTAAAGATAGAATTGACAAATCTATAGATTCCGTTTGCTTTCTACCTGATGGAGTTTCTATTTGGACATCATATTCACTACCATACCCAAAAATTCTTGCAGCTACAGTTAAAGCATCAATATCTCCTAATAATAAATCATCTAATTTTACTCCTTCGGTAACAATCAACGATTCTAAAAATCTATCTAAAACAACTCCTTTTTTGATATATGATTCTGTAGTGAGAATATCTTCTTCTTTAGCAGTCATATATTTAATTTCGATATTGCCAGAATGAAGAGGACTACCCTTTGGATAGAGTAGTCCTTTTGAAGGTAATTCTATTATTTCTGTAGGTACTTTGTATCCTACTACTTCTTCATTTTTTGAGTTTGGAACTGTTTGCTGATTTGATTCCAAAACATTTCTTTTAGGGTAATCTGTATCCATTTTCATTTATATACAACTTTTAATTAAAACCAAAAAATACTAAATATAGTTTATATTATCCTGGAAAATATTCTGCCCAATCATAAGAAATAGTTGCATCAATAGCAACTAAGTCATCCGAAGATACATCAAGACTTCCCCAATTAATATTCGCAAAAAATGCACCATTTAATTCCCAAAAAGCACCTGTTGCTCCTGTGGGGTCAACATAATACAAAGTTATCTTTTTCTTGTATGTAGACATATATTGGTCAACATTATTGACAGAATCATGATGTTCAAGATACATCCAATCATGTGCTACTTGAGCTCCACTAAGAGTTAAAGTCTCTAAAGGATCATAAAAAGTTACACTAATATCTTGCCATCTTGACTTTCCCTTTATTTTGTATTCTGCATTGATAGTATCAACAACTACAGGGTTATTCTCAACAGAAGGTAAATCAGTAGTTTTTATGAGATATGAATCTACATTCTGTTCATAGTATGTTTGTATGTTCATAATGAAGCGGTTCTGTTGCTTCATATCAACAAACTGGAAATTATTTTGGTAGGGCATAGTTCTTTATTTTAATATAAATAGTGTTATTTTATAAATTTTATGCATTTCCTTGTCCTTCTGGAGAATCACTTGGGAATACTGCTCCTGTTGGCAATACATAGAAGTCAATAATCACAAATTCAGCAGTTCTTGTTGGTTTCAAGTAAATAGCACCTCTTAATTCATTTCTATCAATTACATCAGGTGTATTATTTTTCTCATCCATCACAATTCTAAAATCGTATAGACCTTGCTTTCTTTGTACATCTTGGAAGTAAGGAGTAGTTATATCAATGAATCTCTTTCTTGTTTGAACTGTATTTTGTTCAAATACCAAGTATCTTGAAGATGATGCTACAAACTTTTTAGCAGCAATCAATAATCTTCTAACATTTATTCTATCAAGAGCTGAACGTTTCTTTTGTAATGTTTTCTGTCCCCATACAACAACACCATCTCTTGGATATGTAGCAATTGGGTTAACATTGGCAGAATACAAGTCATCTCTCATAGTAGTGGTAAGTTTTGTTTCGGCTTGTACTGCTATTTCAATACCTCCTCTATTTAACCCTGCTGGGGCAAACCAAGGGAAACTTACATAATCATTAAAAGATAGAACTCCTGCTACCACACAAGAAGGTGGAATCCAAACGTTCTTATTCAAATCAGGGTCAGCAACTTGTACCCAAGGATAGTACATTGCAGCATAATTAGAGTTTCTTGACTCTCCTGCTAATTGTGCTTGTCCTAAAGAATCTCCATATTTAGTTGGGTCAATAACAAGGAATACATCACCTCTTTCTTCACAAACTGCAATTGCATAGGTAAGAATATCACTATGCTTTCCACCTGCCTCTTGGATAATTCCTGGCATAAACAACATATTAATATCATATTCATCAGCATTAGATAAGATATCTAAAGCATCATAATACGCTGTAGATCCCGAAATTCCTCCAGCACCTTGAGATAAATTAAACCCTTGAGAGTTTTCTTCTACAATACTATTATAGAATGCTCTTGGATGTTGTACATACCCATCGCTACCATAAGAGAACGTTCCTGATACAGCAGCGGGTAGAGAACCTGATAATGCACCATCTCTAACATTTCCGTTTTCATCAAGATAATTTAGAGTCTGCTTTAACATTTCTACTCTAATAAATCTTGAACGGTTAGGATAAGAACCTGATAATTGTAAGTAGGGTCTTCCTGTTCCACTTCCTCTTAAAGTATACACTTGGTCTCCAACTACTCTTGGTAAATATCCTACATCATTTGGGTCTAAAGATACATTATTAAATTGTTCGATAACAACCTTTCTTCCTGTTCTATCGTCCCCTCTTCTCAAAGAAAGATTAAATGTACCTCTTCTATTGTTTACATTAGATACTTCCCAACGGAAATTATTTTTTGATCCTGAATGTAAGAGTCCTAAATTTTTAAGGTCACTTGGAGATTCAAGACCGTTGTCAGAAGCAATAGTATTTCCGCTATTTCCATAAAGACCTTCAGACATCAAATGAATCTTGAAAGATGCAGAAGACTCAATAAATATGGATGAAGTATAGCTATTTCTTAATGCTAATGAAGCACTTGAGTTTATTCCTCCCAAATCTGCATTTGGATCTGCTGCTGCTAAAGATGCAGATATGGCAGTCCATTCTGTACCACCTGTTGTATACAGATTTTGATGTTCTTTTAAAGAACCTGAAGTTACAACATTAGTTCTTGCAATTTCTGCATCACTATTAATGATTCTTACTACAGTAAGATTATCTCCATATCTTAAATATTCTTGAGCGGTATAGTTAGTTAAAAACTTATATTCAGAAGCATACGCACCTGAACCTGATATAAAGCTATTACCAAATGCTCTTAAATATTCTGCATAGTTAGATACAGTAGTTGGTCTGAACGCAGGACCATATAGGGTAGGTCCAATTACTGCTGCACCTATTGATTGTATTTCTTGAGGTAAGAAGCTCAAATCCTTTTCTCGTGTAAATACACCAGGACTGATAAATCTTTCGTTAGCCATTTTTATGTTATTAAGTTAGTTTTTAATTCAAATTGCTATCTATAAATATGTTGCAATTTTTTGAAAATTAATATTAATCCTTCTCCCCAGGAAATTTATCTACAGCATTTATATCAAAAGAAGAATGCTCGGTTCTAAATACTATTCTTTTAACAGAATATGCTTTTCTTATCGTAGACTTTCTTAATTCGTATTCAGATTGCAAACGAGCATCTACAGTTAAAGGAATTATTGATTTAACTAATCTTTCGGAATTAGAAGGATTAATATTATCAAAGGTTATATCACCAACATAAGTTCTAAACTTGTAGGAATCTCCCCAAACAAAATTACTTGCAGGAATTATGTTTTGGACAATATTGTTCATTTGCTCTATATAGTAAGAAAAAAATACTAATTCATATTCTACTTTATAGAATTCAGGCATAACGGATATGTAAAACTCATCAGAAAATTTAGAATTTGTAGTTTTACTATGTTGATCTCTTATGTTTTCGAAGTTCCTTTCTTTTGGTCTAATCAATAAGTTTGATCCTTCCACAGGATAGTTTACATCTAATTTTCTAAACCTATCATCTTCTGACATAGATGTTCTTTTTATAACTCCATAAGGTGCTAAAATTTTACCTTGCTTATCTCTTAAGTACCCTCTTCCTTGAATTTGAGACCAAATTTCGGCAGAAGCATATACAATAGGTACATCTACCATACTTTCGTTCTGCTCTACCTGCAAGTCAATAACATTTTTTAAATAATACATTATTGCATAGTCTACATCATATATTGATATAGCAGGAGTTCTAAAGGTGTCATCATCTCGTCTTACTTCACGAGCTCTATTAATATCCCTATTTAGATTAAAATCCGTTGCACTAAATGGTATTTTTTTATTTTTAGACATTATATTCTATTTGGTATATCATAAATACTATTTCTTGCTGTAGTGATATCCTCAACTCCAAGTCTATCTGGTGTTGTTTTGAATCCAGTAGCAACAATACTTACGTTATAACCAAATTCATCTTCTTTGTCTTCTGTAGTTGCCAATAAAGTGTCAGGATTTCTTCCTATCCACAATTGATTTATAGAGACATAAGTTAATTCATAATATTCGTTATCCCATTTTACTACGTCTCCTTCCAATATTACTAAATTTTTATCTTTTAAATCATCCCTCAAAAAAGAAAATCTTATCTCTCTTGTGAAGGTGTTATAGTCATCTCCATCATAATCTTTATCTTGCCTAGTAATTAAAGAATTTATTCTCATAGGATTAAAAAATACCTTTTTAGTAGATTCCCCATATATGTTTACTTTAGTAAATTGTGTAGAAATCTTATATATAATAACCTCTGTATTGATAATGCCATTTATCAATTCCCTATTGAGTCTTCTGACTAAACTAACATCTCTTGAACCTCCAAATAGTGGCATATTATCCTATATAAAATCTTAAAGGTACTTTACTTATCTCTGATTGCAATGCTTCTGATTCTGCTTGTTTTCTCTCTAATAAACTCTGTCTAGAGAATTCGTTAAGAGTTTCTCTTAACTCTTCTAATAGAGCATTTTTTTCAGATTCTGCTGCACTTAATAATGCATCTCCATTTAAAGTAATTTCTGATTCAGGTATTGGAATAGATGAATATTTACTTCTTACATATCCCAACATCTCTTTAGCTAATGCTAAAGTATATCTTTTAATCCATTGTTTACCCATAGAATTTATTCTTGAATAAACCATATTACCATAAGGTACATTAGAATAATCACTTATCTTACCTCTCCCACGTTTTAATGGATTAGTCTCTTGATTTTCTAAAGTATATTCAAAATATAATTTTACATCCCTATTTGGGATGGGAAATAAGGTAAGCCTATTATTTACCAATCTGAAACTATAAGCACTTTTTCTAATCATATCATTAAATTCGATTCCTTGTATTCTTAACAAATCGGCATTTAATGGATATAGTACAAAACTAACAGCAGGTGTATAACCTCCCCACTCAAATCCTTCCAATAATCCTTGCGTTCCTAATCCTGTTCCTGCATAAGGATCTTGGTATCTTATTAACGCAGGGAATGGATAATGATGTATTTTTCTTATAGTAAAATTATCTGTTTGAAAAGATCCTGATTCTAATTGTACAGATGCATTTGTTTTAAAATCATAAACTTGAACATCTTTCTTTACTTGTATACTTCCTGTAAAATAAGTCACATTACCTCCCACACCAACGGAAGTACCATAATGTTCAGATAATTTAAATATAGATGAATTATTAGTATCTACATACTCTTGACTAAGACTATTGGATCCTGTGTTAGCACCTAATAAATATAGCAAATTATCTTTACTTACATATGTGTTCACTTGAGATCCATATTCAGATATTGCTTCTTCAAACGCAGCAAAGAAGTTTGATTGTTGTAGTTCAACATCTACTATAGGATATCCAAGTCTTCTTGCACACCAATCTGCAACCATATCAGCATCTTGCTGGAAATTGTAATCATCATCATAATATCCATAAGGAGTATCTCCTGGAAAAAATGATGCTGAACCTGGCCATATTGGTATGTCTGCCATTTTAGCTTAATTGAGTTAGTAAATAAATAGTTTTTGTTAATAAAGCAATTATTTCATCATATATATTCTGCAAATCAGAATATTGAGGCATTTTACTCCTGTTACTCTCCACAAAATTTAAGACTTCTTTTAAGTAAACTTGAGGATTATCTCCTGCAATCATATTAGGAATGGATGGAGGTACTTCTATATTTTGCAAAATACCTTCCCTCCCTTGATAAGATTCTACTAAAGAATCAACCAATGGAATAATACCTTCATAGTATCCTTGTAAAGCCTTATGCTTTGCATAAGAAGATGTCTGTAAATGGAATATGTGCGTTTGATTCCTAGAATGCATTAATAATCCTACTAACTTAGATATCATAAATCTTTTATTATAAATATAATGTTTTGACATAAAAAAACCCCATCCGAAGACAGGGTTTTCAAAAGCGGGTAGGTCGGGGTTCGTCTTTAGCCTTGAGGCTCTGTTTTAAAGTGAGAAGCTGTCTTCAATCCAAGAGTTACTAATTGGTCAACAATTACTAACCATTCTTCGATAAGACCTTCCAAAACATCATTGCTCAAGTCAAATTCTTCGTTAAATACTTTAACAAGTTCTTTTCTTTCTGTAGAATCTACATCTTTTAATTCTGCAAGTGCAGCTGGTAGTGAACCGTATACTGCAACAACTTTCATAACGAACACCTGTATGATAGCAAAGATTTCTGCTGTATCAATATTGCCATCTTTATTAGCATCAATTTTTGTTAATGCTGTAATAAGTTGTGCAACTGTTCTGATAGTAGGTGTTAGTTTTTCGATACCGATAGCCATAAGTTTTTATTGTTTTAGATTGTTTACTGAATGCTTTCGTATATAAATATATATGTAAATCAGAAAAGAATGTTAAGGGGGTATTAATTGTTTCTACTGCTCCCCAACTTTTGGGCGTTTACAGAATAATTCCGTGTACCGCTTGTACGAGGTTGAATGCTTGTTCCTGATTGAGATGTCTTTTCTATGACAATTACCGTAGGTCTGTTGGATAATCTTTTCAGATACTCTTGTGCAAAATAATAATGCTCTTGATTAAAATTTTGGGGAGATGTCTGATAATAAAGATAATCTCTTGAATACGGTAATGAACTTGAACAAGAAGATACAACTACTGTAACTAATAATAGTTTTAGTAGAGTTTTCATTTTAATTAAAAGTTTGGTTATGTCTATATAAGTATGTACATAAATTAAAAAAGTAACTCTGTTAAATTCTTCTCATCACCAAAACCTATTGTAGGTAC